TTACATCGTTCATTTATGGCTATATGCAAGGATTTAGACACCACGGCCTCAAGGGAAATGAGGCGTTTTATCAGGGAATATGTAAGAAAGCACAGTCAATCAAAGATTGCTTTTTAAAAAGGCCAAAGGTTAGTAATACTGGCCTTTTGTTCCATTTTGGAACTATTTTAGGGATATAACATGATTGATTGGGTTACATGCTTATTGCCTTTAAAGCACAAACCAATAAACTCTGGCGCCGTTTTTAAGGTTGATACTCATGGTCAGATTGAGTGGGAGACTCGATGCAGGCTGTCTATCGAGGGTAGCTATTCTTCAGCTATATCTATCAAAAGCGAGGGAGTAGATTCTGGCGAGGATGGGCACTGCGACTATATTTTATTTTCTGGCAATCCATCAAAGTATTTGCAAGGTCATAACATTATTGGCAGCGATGATTTATTATCGCTTATGTATGATTGCTATATAGATATAGCCAATAAAATAGGGCTTTCACCATCAATCGACGAAGCTAGGGCAGTCAGGAACGGCGATTACCCTGTCAAAATGATTGATATAAACTATTCGTATGCTGTTGGTTCGCCTAGTAATGTTGACGCCATAATTAGGGCTCTTGAATATAAGTCTAACACTAGGCATGGTCGGCCAGTCATGAAAGGTGGGACGCTTTATTATGGCAAGACCAGTAGAAGATGGGCGCTTAAACTGTATAATAAATATACTGAATTACAGAAGAAAAGCCGGTCTTTGCCGCTTGAGCTTCAAGATTCCGGATTATTAGAATGGGTACAGGATAAGGTTAGGATAGAATTACGGTTATTATCAAAAGAGCTCAAAGAACGCCGATTAGCAAAAGCATCCGAAATAACGCCCCAAGTAATTAAACAGTTATTTAATGAGTATTTAGGAAAAATAGATATGAGCGAACAGGTAAAGATAAAACCAGAGCATTTAGAGAAGATACCAGCTAAAGTAATGTCTACTTATATACTCTGGGAACAGGGACACGATTTAAGGAGTATTCTTCCAAAAACCACCTATTATAGGCACCGCAAAATTTTGAAAGGATACGGTGTTAATATCGACTACATGCCTAGCGAAATGGAGCTAAGCGGCAGCAATGTTGTTCCGTTTATTCGTATTGTCGAGGCTGTCCCCGCCAGTATTCCTGATTTTGCTATTGAGCAAGGGCTTATTCATCGTTCCGCGTGCTAGATAGGCCTCTATCACTAGATTCGGGTCTATGTTTCTTTCTCTGCAAATCCTTAACAATTTCCTCATTAGCAGCTATCCATTCTATTAATAAGTTAATTTCCTGCTCTACAGTCCTGCCAGCGAGAGCAGCTCTCGCTTTTATTTTACGCCAGTTCTGTTCTGAAATTCTTGGTCTGTGGTTCGACATTTTTTGATCGCTATCATTTAAACACAAGGTAAATATTCACCTAATTATACATTTTTTGACAAATAGGCATTTGTTCGCTAATGTACCTGTTGTACATCATGTACATAGCAAGCATGGAGAATAGGATAATGAAAATTGAGATATTTCAAGACGATGTAAAGATTGAGCATAAATCTGGCGTAAGCGCCAAGACTGGCAAGCCGTACAACATTTACAATCAGCGCGCCTACTTTCATAGCACTGATTCAAAATTCCCTTTGGCCTTTAAGCTCGACCTTGAGCAGGGGCAGCCACCATACGAGGCGGGAATCTATACCCTTGATGATAGTTCTTTTTATGTTGACCGTTTCGGTTCGCTATCTATGCGCCCCAAGCTCATCAAAGCTAAAGCGGATATCAAAAAGGCTGTCTAATGATTACTTTAGCTGCTGGTTATCAAGTCCCCTTAACTGCGTATTACATAGCGTTTTTTTTATGTCTCGCAGGTTTTGTTTATTTGGGTAAGAAAAAATGACTGATTTGCAGCTTGATATTTTAACAAGCGTGATTGTTGTCGTATCGATGGCGATTTGCGCTTGTTTAGGATTTCGGGCGGGTCAGGAGGCGGTTAGATGACGCTGGCTGACCTGTCTGAAATAGTGGTGCTTTGTCTTAGCGCTTTTGCTGCTGGCTATTTTGTCGGCTTCAAAGTGCAAATGACATTGCAATTTTTCAAGCAATCAACGTAAGGAGTGAACACCATGCAGAAAAGCAAGGTTGTTATTGCTCTCAGTTCGGGTATGGCTTTAGCGGCTGGCTCTGCTATGGCTATCCCTACTGAGGTTTCTACGGCGGCGGCAGATTTGGCGACTGAAGTTGCCACCTATACTGGGCCGTTCGTAGTTCTGGCGACTGCGGTGGCTACTGCCGTTATCGCGGTCAAATGGGTCAAGCGTTTCATTTCACGGGCGACTTAATCATGAAAAGGGCGATACATTGTTTGCTATTGGCGATCTTTGTATCGCCTTTTTCCGTTATATGGGCAGCAGAACCAGAATGGATACCACCTGAAACCACTACAGGTTGGGAAGCCATGACTAATTATTGTGATGGACAATTCAGGCGAAGTGTTGCGCCGGATTTGATAGCGCTCGGCTATGCAGTATGGGGCGACCATGGGTGCGAGGGAACATCGGTATCAGGTAATTATGAACGCACAAACTACAGCGTATCGGTAGAAATCAGGGGCAGCAATGAGGTTCGCGTTAATTACATGCAAAGAACAGTTGACGCTAGAAACGGCAATACCATTGCAGATGTTCCGCTTTATTTTGATGTTCAAGGCCAGCAAACAGATTATAAGTCATGCACTAATCCAGAATATCAAAATCCAGTAGATTCCAATTCAGACGGGGAGGTAGATCAATGTTGGCCTTCGTCATGCCCACAGACTGATTATTTTTGGAGTACCTCTAATTTTTTAAGCGCTCCGACTGGCAATATTTGTGTTAAACATCCTTCGGGCGTTAGCTGTCAATATTCGGCTATTGAAAATACTGACGGTACACTATCTAATTTTACATTTCAGCCTAACGGTTCTGGCTGCACCTGTACTCAAGACAATGAGCTAGAGCCATGCGTAAACGGTCAGGACGGCGAGTTAACGAACTATCCGCAAGGAGCTAATGACTGCGTACAAATAGCAGACGCTATTATGTGCGCTGCAAATCCCGAAGAACATTGCGAGGATGGGGTATGCGAGAGCGGTTGCGGGTATGTTGAGAATCGGTTTGTCTGCATTCAAACAAATGTAACTGATGAAGAAGCGGCGCCATGTACGGCTAATGATACGCGGTTTAGTTGTAACGGGCGTCAGGAGGGCGAATGCCCCGCAGGAGTGTTGAATTGTATTGACCCGAACGAAGGTAATGACCCAAACGAACCGCCAGCGTGCCAAGAAAACGACACTAGGGAATCATGCGTAGGTGTTCCGGTCGGTGAGAAACCGCGGAATGATATGTCTGGGGTTGAGGGTCGGTTAGACACTGTTAATAAAAATCTAAAAGACATTAAAACCGACACCAAAAAGATTGCTGATGAGCTCACCAAAAAGCATGATGGGGTTGATATTTCACCAGAGGCTACAGGCTGGGATACGGTTAAAAGTGATTATGACAGTCTTACGGCAGATGGCCATATTCCGACCGCTCAGACAGAATTTGAAAATAACATGAGCGAGAAAGGTACTTTCCTATCTAATCAGATTATTGGTCTGTTTCCTTCATCGTCGGGATGTAGTCCGTATTCATTCCAATTTAAAGGAACAAATATCACTATTGGTGATTGTCAGACCTTTTCAAATATTAGGCTTATTCTAGAGTGGGTTCTTGTTTTGGCTGCCGTCTATAGGCTTTATTCGTTGATTATGGCTATTAAACCTAATGGAGCAAATTAAAAATGCCGGCACCAGCTTTAGCTTTTATACCTTGGGTAATATCGTTTTTGGCGGCGGTTGGCGCATGGATTGCCGAAATGGTTCTCTTGTATGGCAAGAAATTGGCGTTTTTTTCCGTTATTGTCGGGATGTTTTTTGCGTCGTTATATACCATTTCTACAGCGATATTTGCTGCGTTTGACACCCTATCGGGTAGTAGTGCGTTTGCTGCGATTTCACAACATATAACAATACTTATAAATTTTTGGCCTTCCAATTTTGCCGCTATTGTTAGCCTAATTGCCACAACCGAATTTTCTATATTTTTGTGGCGGTGGGCTCAAAAGGTATTGGATATTAAAGTTCATTTTTTCGGATCGTAGAAAATGGCTATTTTTGTATTCACTGGCAAGCTAGGGTCTGGAAAGACCCTTTGTGCCGTTGGCAGGATGCAAGAATATCTCGTGCAAGGCCGAAAAGTAGCGACAAATATAGACCTTAATCTGCCTATGCTTGTTGGCTACAAGTCAAAAAACTGCGTTGTTTATCGTTTGCCTGATGTTCCTACCTTGGCCGATTTAGAAACGATTGGCATAGGGTCTGAGAAGTACGGCGAAGAACACAACGGGGTTATAGTGTTGGATGAATGCGCCCAATTTCTGAATACAAGAAATTTCCAAGATAAAGAAAGAAAGAAACTTATAAACTGGTTTGTTCATGCTAGAAAAAAGCGCTGGGATGTGATTTTCATCATTCAACATTTAAACGCGCTAGATAAGCAATTTCGAGATTTGTTTGCAGAACATATCGTTTATTGCAATCGGATGGATAGGTTAAAGTGGCCGCTGCTGGTTCGGCCATTCGTTTTGATGCTTGGCTTTGCGCCTAACCTTCCCAAGATTCATCGCGCTCTGGTCATGTATGGCAGTGGTCAGAACGCAATCAAGGTTGATTCGTGGATTTATACAGGCAAGGCGCTATATTCGGCGTTTAACACTGAGCAGGGTTTTAATGACGAATCGGTTGGCGGGGTTTACCAGCTAATCCCCCCGTATTATTTGAATAAGGAGAAAAGCGATAGTGACTACTTCAAAGATAAATTCGTTTCGTGGTGCAATCATCTATCTATTAAAATGCGCAACTTTTTTTTGCTGGGGCTACTGACAGGCGTAGCAGGTCTGGCGGTAGCCAATAATAGCGTATTTGAAAAAAAAGACCAGGAACAAACGACGGTATCTGACCAGGAAAACGGTAGTGTTCCTGATGAATCATCACCTGGCATAGACCAGGAAGAACAACCCATCTATATAGTAGGCTCTATACTGGGCGATCTAGCAAGAGAGTACATATTCACTAAAGGTGAATCTGTTTATTACCCGCAGCATGACGGCTATAAGATATTCCCCGTTAACGAATGTCACGCCATGTTGTTAAAAGATAAAAAGCGACTAGATGTGCG